GCAAAATTTAAAATTAAATGCCTGATACTCAAGTATCCTGATACTGTCTGTAAGCAATCAAGAGACTGGTCATACAACGATGAGATGAATTACATCGTCCTAAATAAAGCAAGGAACGAATTCATAAAGAACTTAGTTCTCTCTCTTGAAGGTAACACTCTTGTATTGTTCCAGTTTGTAGAGAAACACGGTAAAGAACTATACGAACTCATCAACAAAAATGCCAAAAAGAGAAAAGTTTTCTTTGTATTTGGAGGTACAGATGTTGAAGTTAGGGAATCTGTTAGAGCTATTACTGAAAAAGAAAGTGACGCAATTATTGTTGCTTCTTATGGCACTTTTTCTACTGGCATTAATATTCGAAACCTACACAACATACTCTTTGCCTCTCCTTCGAAGTCTCGGATTAGGAATTTGCAGTCAATAGGTAGAGGGCTTAGAATCGGTGATAACAAGAAGGAAGCAACTCTTATAGATATAGCAGATGATATGAGAGTAGGCAAACATACTAATTATACCTTGAATCATTTCATAGAACGTGTTAGAATATACGATGATGAAAAGTTCAACTACAAGTTTTACAACATAGATTTGAAAAATGGATAACATAAAAATTGTAAGACTACAGAGTGGTGATGACATTATCGCCAACTACACCGAAGATGAAGAGTCAGGTCTAGTACGCCTTGAGAGACCCATGGCTTTATTCTTCAAGAGACTAACTTCAGGCAAATCAATGATGATGATGAGTCCTTGGTTGCCTTTAGAATTGATAAAGGATAACTCGGCTGATTTGTATAGTCAAGACATCCTTACGGTAATAGAACCAAGGCAATCTCTGGTTGAATACTATACTACCGCAATGGATGAGGCACAACAACTCATTGAAGATGCCTCGGATGATTTAGATGATTGTATTCGAAATGAGGATGAGTTTGATGCTGAAGATGAGGACTTAGGTCCTGCTGAACTGACTGAAATGATACAAGAGCTTAAAGGTACTAAAACAATACATTGAAAACGGAACACCGCCATTGTATCGTGATTTAAGATTGTTGTCAAGCGTTATTGTAGGTAAATGTGAAAATATGCCTTGCTAAAGTGAGGTCACTATGTTAGAATGGAATGATTATGAGTAAAAAACATTATGTAAACAATGCAGACTTTCTTACCGCACTTATAGACTACCGTTCTAGATGTGACACGGCTAAGACTGAAGGCAAGCAAGACCCCCGTATTCCTGACTACATCGGTGAATGCTTTCTCAAGATTGCAGAACACCTGTCAAGGAAACCAAACTTCATTTCCTATTCCTTTAGAGATGAAATGATATCTGATGGCATCGAAAACTGCCTCATGTATTTCCGTAACTTCGATCCAGCTAAATCAAAGAACCCATTTGCCTACTTTACGCAAATCATTTACTATGCCTTTCTCCGTAGGATTATGAAAGAGAAAAAACAACTGTATGTCAAGTATAAGGCAACTCAACAGTTTGGTATTCTTGATGAGAATGAAGTGTATGAAGATGAAAACGGTAACATGAAACAGTTTGAGTTATATGATAACATATCAGAATTCATTGAAGCCTTTGAAGAGAGTCGAGAGAAGAAGAAGAAAATCAAGATGAAAGGTCTTGAGAAATTTATTGAACCTGCTGATGCTGAAGTACCTAAAGAACTATGAAAATTTGTATTCTTGGTGACACACACTTCGGAGCTCGAGGTGATTCATTAGACTTCCATACCCACTTCAAACAATTCTATGATGAAGTATTCTTTCCGTATCTGATTGAAAACAACATCAATGTAGTCTTTCAACTTGGTGACTTGTTCGATAGACGAAAGTTTATCAACTTCAATTCATTGTATCAATCAAAAGAATACTTCTTTGACAAGTTGGTTCAACATAACATTACCATGTATGCGTTGGTTGGTAACCATGATATTGCATACAAGAATACACTTGAAGTTAATTCACCAGAACTACTGTTGAAAGAATACAGTAACATTATCATCACTAAAGATTTTCAGACATACACCATAGATGATATTCCTATTGACTGTGTGCCTTGGTTGTGTGATGATAATGAACAAGAAATCTTTCAGAAGATGAAAGACAGCAAATCACAAATATGTTTCGGCCACTTTGAGATTGCTGGCTTTGAAATGGATCGTGGCAATGTATGCAATGAAGGTATTGATAAGGCATCGTTGAGTAAGTATGATGTAGTTTTGTCAGGGCATTTTCATCACAAATCAACGAATGATAATATCACTTATGTTGGCACACCATATGAAATGACATGGGCTGATTATCAAGACGCAAAAGGTTTTCATATCTTTGACACCTCTACCCGTGAGATGGAGTTTGTTCGTAACCCATATAGTATGTTTGTTAAGTTAACCTATGATGATACGAAACAAGATTTTGAATGGTGGAAAGGTTGTGATTTTGTATCAATGAAAAACACCTATGTCAAAGTTGTTGTTATCAACAAACAGAACCCATACCTGTTTGATAATGTTATTGATAACCTATACAAAGTAGGTGTTTCTGATATAAGTATTGTTGAAGACTTTACAGATACGGCACTTGAGAATGACCAAGAATTGATTGACCAGGCAGAAGACACAATGACAATACTTGGTAAGTATATTGATAACTTGACACTTAACGTAGATAATGATAAACTTAAAGCTCTGATGAGAGAAGTCTATATCGAAGCTTTAACTACTGAGACTGAATGATAATATTTCGAAAAATTAAATGGAAGAACTTTCTTTCCACAGGTAACCACTTTACTGAAATACAATTAGATAATGCATCTAATACTTTGGTTGTAGGTTCAAACGGCGCAGGTAAATCTACCGTGTTAGATGCCTTGTGTTTTGTTTTGTTTGGCAAACCATTTCGTTCAGTAAACAAACCGCAGTTGATGAACAGCATCAACAATAAAGATTGCGTTGTTGAGATTGAATTTAATGTAGGCAATAAATCTTTCCGTATCGTTCGTGGTATCAAACCTAACCTGTTTGAAATCTACCAAGACGGTACATTGTTGAATCAAGATGCGGCATCAAGAGACTATCAAGAACACCTTGAGAAGTTTATTCTGAAGTTGAACTACAAATCATTCACACAGATTGTCATTCTTGGTTCAGCATCATTCACACCGTTCATGCAGTTGTCTGCTGCTGACCGCCGGGCCATCATCGAAGAACTTTTAGATATACAGATTTTCTCGGCAATGAATAACATCATCAAAGAGAAATTGACAATCAACAAAGATTCTATTGCAACAAAGAAACATGAAATTGATTTGGCTCAACAGAAGTATGACCTACAGAAACTTCATACTGATGAAGTAGATCAAAATAATGCAGAGAAAGCAATTCAATATGATGAAGCAATACAACTTACTTACGGTGAGATACAAGAGATTCACGCCAACACCGCCACGACTACGAGTAAAATCGAAGAGTCTTTACAATTGGTCATCAATAAGTCTCAAGTTGAAACTAAACTCAAGACGATTACAAAACTTGAATCGCAGATTGAAGCGAATCTATCCAAATATAGAAAGGATATCAGTTTCTTTCAACAGAATGATAATTGTCCAACCTGTAGGCAAGAAATTGCCTTGGGGTTTAAAGAGACTGAACTTGCTAATACCAATCAACGAGTAACAGAATGTGAACACGGTCTCAGAGAACTAGAGAAGAAACTTACAGAAGAACAAAACAAACTGAACATCATATCTGAAATACAGAAAGAGATTCAGAAGTTACAGATACTCGTTGCAACCAACAATACTGCCGTGATTGAGAAACAGAAATACATCAAGACAGTTGAGAAACAGTTGGAAGAACTCAATTCGAATAAAGAGTCCACAGCGAAAGAACAACAGCACTTACAAGAATTGTTGGATTGTTTGTTGAAACAACAAGAAGACTTAAGAACACTAATAGAAGAAAAGACATATTATGATGCTGCCTCAGGTTTGTTGAAAGATACTGGTATCAAAACAAAGATTGTAAAACAGTACCTGCCAATAATTAATAAATTAGTCAACAAGTATTTAGCATCGTTCGATTTCTTTGTGAACTTCAATCTTGATGAATCATTCAGAGAGACAATCAAATCAAGGCATCGTGACGAATTTACTTATGCCAGTTTCTCAGAAGGCGAGAAACAAAAGATTGACCTGGCTCTGTTGTTCAGTTGGCGTGCAGTTGCCAAGTTAAAGAATTCTGCCAATACTAACCTATTGATACTAGATGAGGTATTTGATTCTAGTCTCGATGCCAATGGCACAGAGTACCTGATGATGATTCTACATATGCTTGAAGGTGCAAATGTGTTTGTTATATCCCATAAGGGTGATGTTCTGCAAGATAAATTCCGTAACTTGATCCGTTTCGAGAAGGTCAAAAACTTTAGTAGGATTGTCAAATGAATTTCCAAGAATACTTGTCACACTATAAAAATGTAATTGATAAAGAGGTTGAAGGCTGGTTCTACCCAAAAGATATCATCATCACTTACGGCATAATGAAAGAGATACAGAAACCACTAGGTGATGTGTGTGAGATTGGTGTTGCATTTGGTAAGAGTGCAATTGCATTGTCTCAATTCAGAGGTGAGAACAAACTGCACCTGTATGATATCTTTCCAGAAGAAGCAAAGCAGACAGCTGAAGCCAACATTCGTAAGTTTGGTAATGCAGACAACATCGAATGGCACCTACAAGATACAACCACACTCAAGTATGCTGAAATGATATATGATAAGAAACTTAGGTTTTTGCATATTGATGGGTGTCACGAACACTCTGCTGTGCTAAGTGACTTGATGATGTTCAATTTACAGATGAGTGATGACGGTGTGATTGCATTAGATGACTTTCAAGACCAAGAATTTCCTGGTGTCAATAGTGCAGCCTTTCAATTCTCTCTATCACCTATCAATTGGAAAAACTGGAGAGTGTTTGCCATCGGTGACAACAAGGCATATATGTGCCAGAAGGCATATCAAGAACGATATCAGAAGGCTCTAGTTGATTACATCGTGAAGGCTAGAAGTGAATATAATGTACCGTTTGATATGCATATGGGTTTGCGGGAACTCCTAGATATCAATGTCCTTATGTGTGATTCCCGTACCAAATGGGATCCAGAAGTAATTAAGGCATCTTTGTTCGACAAACCAATAATTGGGTGACATATGTTACAATTACATCAGTTCACAGATAACAATAGAACGGCAGAAGTCTACGAATCAAACGGCAATCATAAGTTTATGGTCTTGCTTTATATAGCTGATATAGATTATAATGGTGTTAAGTATTTCGACAATGAACAAGAAGCAGAAAACTGTGCAGAGGATTGGGTGTTAATGAAATGAGTGAAATTCTAACTATCAATACCGAACAAGGTATTATTAAAGAAGAAAATATTGAACCGTTGCCATTGTATAATGAGCATCATCCAATGTTGCGACAAGCTGTACCTGAGTATGATGTAACTAGGTTGCCTAACCCTGTCATGTCTAACATGGTTAAACGATTGAGAATGACCATGAAGATGTATAGTGGTCTAGGTCTATCTGCAACTCAATGCGGTGTATTTGAAAGAGTCTTTGTTATCGGCAACGGTGACATGACTATTACCTGCATTAATCCAAAAATTGTGTCACAATCCAACACCGTTAAGATTGATAGTGAAGGATGCCTTTCTTTCCCTGGTTTGTTTCTCAAGATTGGTCGACCAGATTCGATTGATGTTCAATTCTATGATGATAACGGTAAACTGCATAACGCAACCTTCGATGGATTGACTGCTCGGTGTTTCATGCACGAATTAGATCATATGAATGGTGTTCGTATGGTAGAGTATGTAAAGCCATTAGCACTACAGATGGCACGAAAGAAACAACTGAAGTTGATTAAAAAAGTGAAGAGACTACAGAATAATGTTTGATGCGAAAGATGATGTTGAAACACAATGGAAGAAGTGGCAAGAAGCAAATCCTGAAAGCAGTTTCTTACCTGTCGATGAGAATACTCTGCGTGAGCAGACAATCAAAGACCTTACCTATGTGTCAGCAATGGATGTCCGTGAATACACTTTGTACCAGAAATGGTGTGAAATCAAAGATAAGTATCCTACGTTCGTAAACAACACGCTCTTTGGTGAAGAGGTTCAATTAGAAAACCCAGCACAACAGGTTATTGTTGATGAGGTTAAGAACAACATCTGGTTGCCTAAAGATGCTGATGACTATTTGAACCTTGAACCTGTATTGATTTACACCGATGATTCTAGTAAAGTGTTTCGTGAAGGCATTGATGGTTCTATCGTTGAAGATAGAACTAAGCGTAGTGATTTGCCAGAAAGATGGAACGCAGCACGAAACTTTATTTCAACAATGAAGAACAACAGTAACATCGGTCGCAACCTTAACTTTCTTGTTGCAGACAATAAGACTGGCAAGTACCTTGGTGTTATCTGTATCTCATCTGACTTCCTTGATTTAACCCCAAGAGATGCTGCAATTGGTTGGCCGAGAGAACTAAAGACACAAGGCGGCATGATTAATCATACTGCAATCGGTTCTACTATCGTACCGTTTCAGCCACTTGGTTACAACTATGTTGGTGGTAAGTTACTTGCACTACTATGTCTATCTGATGAAGTGCAAAGATTGTGGAAGAAACAATACGGTGATAGATTAGTCGGAGTAACAACTACATCATTATACGGTAAGACAAAGGCCGGCGGTCTATCACAGTATGATAACCTTGACCATTGGAATCCGATGGGCTTCTCATCAGGTTCTGTATCGTTTGAACCAAGTAGAGATACACGATACTCAATTCGTGAGTGGTTGAAGACTAACCATACCCGCAAATACTTTGAGTGGTATGTTGCAAAGAAATCTAGTGGGCAACCACATAAGCGTGACCATAAGAATCGTTCGTT